CCGCTCCTTCCAGGAGAGCCCCACAGAGGCTCCAGGATCGAAGATTCGCCAGGACGTCCTCCACCATCCCCCAGGCGCGGCTCCGGCAGCGCTCACAGCCCTGCAGCCGCCGTGCGCCCAGGCACACCGTACCCCGCTGCGCGCCGGATCCTCGCGGCTGCCGCCGCACGGGTCTAAATTGAGTCGCTTTAACGTCGTTAATAACACGTGAGCAAATACAGAAATAATTTGTTGACATTTTTTGTTGACACTCTATTACTTTGTCAAACCGGCAACGCCAAAATAGTTGTAAAAAACAAGAAAAAGGCTTAAATCGCAATGATTTAAGCCTTGAAAATGGTCGGAGTGGGGAGACTTGAACTCCCGGCCTCTTGGTCCCGAACTAAACTTTGTGCATTTTGCATCTTCCAACATTGTCAAATAATGCTTGAAATATCGCGGAATATCGTTTATTATCGATGTGAAAGTTATAGTAAGTTTGAACAACTTTGTTGACACATTTGTTGACACACAGGAGGAATTCACATGGCAAATATCACACCAAGAAAAGACAAAAAAGGCGTCGTTATATCCTACAGGTTCCGGGCTTGCGTTGGCCGGGATGATCAATATAAGCAGGTGTGGCGTACTTGTACCGTTCCACGTCCGGAGGGCTTGACGCCGAAGAAAGAGGAGGCTGAGATTCGAAGGCAAGCTGACGCCTGGGAGCTTGAACAAAAAGCTGAGTATGATAAATCTCATTGTAAAATGGACAAAGATAAAATTACGTTTGCTTCCTTCGTTCAGGATCACTGGTGGCCGGATCATGTGATGGATGGTGAGCACACTCCAAGCAGCATCTCTTTTTTCCGGTATATGTCCAATGATTTGATTGAATACTTCGGGCCTAAAAAGCAGCTTAAACAAATTGACGTTGAAGCAGTTAAAAGATATATCAAATATCTTAACAAGGAAGCAAAGACAAAAAATGGGGATCCTATAAGCGCAACTACTCGCCAACATCATTTCGGCACGCTCCGTAATATTCTTGAGTACGCGCGCAGAATGCATTATATTGAAATGGATCCATGCCAGGACTTGACGCAAAAAGAAAAACCTCACCGTGAGAAGAAGAAGGTTGTATTCCTCGATCCAGAGCAAGCTATCCGATTTTTGTCATGCCTTGATACCGAACCTCTTTATTGGCAATGCCTTATGAATGTATTGTTAACCACTGGGCTCCGCCGAGGAGAAGCAATCGCTTTGCAGTGGGGAGATCTGAATCCAGCTGAGTTAGAACTCTCGGTTCTGCGTAACGTAACGCTTGATAAAGAAGCTTCAGGTGGTCTTCATATCGGTAAAACCAAGACCGGCGAAAGCAGGATTGTTCCTATTTCGCAAAGACTCTGCAGTCTTCTGCAGCAGCTAAAAAGAGACCAGGAACGCAAGTATCAAGCAACGCTTCTCCCCAACAGCTTCATTTTTTGCAATGATGCCGATCCATATAAACCGATTCGCCCAGATTCCGTCACAAAGCACGTGCGAAAATTCGTGGAAAGCAATAGACTACCGGACGTATCTCCTCATGACCTTCGGCACTCCGCGGCAACACTGGCAATTGAGGCCGGAGCAGATTTGAAGGATGTTCAAAACCTTCTCGGGCATAAAGATGCGAGCACAACACTAAGCTTTTATGTTGGTGTCAGTGAGGAGAAGCAGCGCCGCACGATTGAAGGCATAGAAAACATCTTGCTAAAATCTAATATTATTTCTTGACTTTTTGTGTATTTTCTGATAACGTCATACATGCAAATGCATAGAGAGGCCAGAGCCCTATGAGGTCAGAGCCCGCATTGGAACGGTAGTTGACGTTTCTAATGCGGGCTCTTTCTATTTTCCCTCTCTTCCAATTAAGCTAAAATGGAGGTATTCGCATGGAAAACGTATCTATCACAAACAACGTAAAGGCCCCTTTGATGATGAGTATTCGGAAAGCTGCTGGAATTGTTTCTTTGTCCGAAAATGCGATTCGTGCTGGCGTGAAACAAGGTTGGGTACCTGGATTCTATGTTGGCAAAAAATTTCTTGTTAACGTTGACCGGCTCATTGAAAAACTGAACGAAAGCACAGGATCCTCAGAGTAAATGACTTGGATCAATTTCTCGGGAGGAGAAACCTATGGCCAATGTAAAACGGCCGCGATGGTTCAAGCTGCACTTGGAACAGCGCGGCATTATTACCGCTATCGAAAATGACGCAGATGTCGGTAAAGCTATTAAGGCTATAATGGACTATTTCTATGATGGAACAATCCCTAACCTTAACGGAGACGCGAATTTGCTTTTTCTGACGCTAAAACAAAATGCTGATGAATCCTTGGACGATTATAATACTGCTGTGGCAGCAGGGCGGAAAAGCGCAGCAAAAAGAGCAGAGCAGCGCAGTTTCATTACTGGTGGAGTCCGCGAAGAAGCATACTGGTCAGAAGATCCAGAGGAGCCCCACCAAATACCATCATATGAGGAACGCGTGCGACGTGGTGACTTTTCATAACCACCTTCAAGGGTGTTGAACCACCTTCAAGGGTGTTGAACCACCTTCAAGGGTGTTGAACCACCTTCAAGGGTGTTGAACCAACAGAAAAGAACAAAAATAAGAAAAGAAAATAACGAATTTGTTTTCACATTGTTGAAATAATTAAAACGAACAGAGAGAGAAGAAAAATGGAACTTAGCAATGATGAGAAGAAAATCGTAGAGCAACTGCATCTTCTGCTTACACTTGGAACCAGCGGTAAGCGGCGCTATGACTATATCGTTGATTTCTTACTCGGCTCGCTTTTGCCCCATTATATAGATTCCTCCGTTATAGAGGAACGGGAGGAGAAAAAAATCGTCTATTTCCCTGGCTGCGAAAAATAGTATAATAATTGGCGCCTTGCATGGTGCACGATTCACAGCTGCTGCGCCGGATCCTCGCGGCTGCTACCGTGCTGGCACCGGCCCGCAGTTCTCGCGCAGTTGTGAAAATGCAAGGGATTCTTGCCTTGACAGAGAAAGCCCCTTGGGTGTATCATGAAGAAAAGCTGGTGAATAAATGGATCAAATAACACAAAGCTCAAAAACCCTTGTTATGCGTGCGGGCCTTGTTTGCTGCCCATATTGCGGAACAGGATTGATAAAAACTTACCCATGTACGAGTGCCAAAAACCTTCTGGTTTGGTGCCGAAGGTGTAAACGCGAATTAAAACTCGATATTGTCAGAGGCCAGAGCTGTGAGAGCCAGAGCCCGGAAGTGACCTGATGCGGTTGCTCCGGGCTCTGTTTTTTTTACATGAAAGGAGACCTACCATGAAACGAGAAGAACTCAGCAAGGAAATTCAGCACTTTTTCAGAGAAATCAAACAGAGAGAAAAGGATCTTGCCGAAGCAAAAGCGGATTTGAAATCAATTGGAGAAGCAATGGTAACAGCCAGGATCAGCGCGGACGTCGCCATGCTTCGGGAACTTGCGGCCGAATCTAAGGAAGCCGAAGAGAAGGTGCTGCAGTGCCAGGCTGCACTTGATAAGATGCGTACAAAATACCCGGAGTTAAAGACGGCCTGGGACAATGCCATCAAAGACTATAACGACGCGTTCTGTCAAAAAGTCAAGGCGTTTAAGGCAGCGAGACAAGAGCTGTATAGCAAGTTTTTAGAGCTCTTGGAGGATCAAAGAGGGATGACCGCGGACAATAACATCATTCAGAGCGCCTGCACCGGCACGCTGCCTATGGCAAAAAACTTCGACAAGCTTTATCCATATGACAATGCGCCAACAGTCAAAGCTATGAGAAATAGGTTCCCTCTCTCGGTCGAAATTGCCTTTTTCATTCTTTCCGGAGATATGCCGCTCGAAAGTGCCTACGCAGGCAACGGCGTCCTTTTGCGTGGGGAGTCTCACAGCGCAGATGAGCTTCTGCACGGCCCAGATGCGGAAGACGCGAAGATTCTGCGCGCGGTTGGAAAAAGGTGGTAAATAGATGAAAACAAAGAGCACGATAAAAAGATCTGCGCGCGCGGTTGAAGTTCGACCCATTCAGACAAGATTTATCACAAGGGAAGAAGGGCAAAAGCCTGTCATTGAAGGTTATTTTGCTATCTTTAACTCAAACTATGAAATCGGTGACGGGATGAGCGAAAGCATCAAACCGGGAGCCTTTAAAGATGCACTAAAAAACGATATCCGGGCACTGACCAACCACGACAGTACGCTTGTTCTCGGCCGCACAAAATCCGGAACGCTGGAACTGCGCGAGGACAGCATCGGCCTATATGGAAAAATCTATATCAATCCCGGAGATACGGATGCCATGAACACTTATGAGCGAGTCAAGCGTGGCGACGTTAATCAGTGTTCATTCGGATTCGAGATTGAGAGAGAAGAAACCTCCGTGCTGCCTGACGGGGCAGTCCACTGGACTATCACAAAAGTTAATCCCTTGTTTGAGGTCTCGGTCTGCACCTTTCCAGCCTATAAGGAGACCAATATCACAGCGAGATCCACGCAGCGCTCTCAATATATCAAAAGCCTCGAAACGGCTGAAGCCTGGAAGTTTCGAATGAAAAACGCCCGTTCATGGCTCCGCGGCCAATAAAAGAAGGAGTGCGCCGTGAACAATCAAAAGACGAAAAAACCGCTTTGCAGCCCAAATCCAAGGGAAACCGCTGCCGCCTGGAAACAAAGAATGAGATGCAAAGTATACCTAATAAGGGCTCGGATAAAAACGCTTATAAACCAAGAGAGAATTTAGCTTATACATCTATATCGTTTGTTTCAGGCGCTGCCAGAGATGTTGCTCCTTCATCTCCGGTTCTGGTGCGGCATTCAGTGCCGCCGCGCTGGCGGCAGCGCCTGTTGCAATACTCTCCTTTCGTGGGAGCTCGGCCGTTTCGCTTGATTACAGCTCCAAGCACGGCCGAGCTCTTTCCTTCTCCGTGTCCAATTTGAACACAATCATTTTTTTACCAGAACCGGAGGTTTATTTTTATGGCAACACGCACCATAAAAGCACGCGTCGAGCTCGACGGCGAAAAACAATACAAGCAGGCCCTCTCAGAACTGCAGAAGGGAAACGCCGTTCTCGGCTCCGAAATGCGGAAGCTGCAGGCCGAGTACAAGGGGAACAGCGAGAGCACGGAGTTTCTTACCAAGAAGGGGGAGCTCCTCGAGCGGCAGCTTTTGCAGCAGAAGGACAAGGTCCAGACCCTTCGGGATGCGCTAAAAAACGCCGCGCAGCAGTACGGCGAGAGCTCGAAGCAGACCCAGGACTGGCAGATCAAGCTAAACAACGCCGAGGCCGCACAGTATGACCTGGAGGCGGCGATCCGCGAAAACAACGAGGCGCTGCAGGGCCACAAGCAGGCCCTCTCAGAACTGCAGAAGGGAAACGCCGTTCTCGGCTCCGAAATGCGGAAGCTGCAGTCCGAGTACAAAGGGAACAGCGAGAGCACGGAGTTTCTTACCAAGAAAGGCGAGCTTCTCGAGCGGCAGCTCCAGCAGCAGAAGGACACGGTCCAGACCCTGCGCGACGCGCTCAAAAACGCCGCGCAGCAGTACGGCGAGAACGCCCAGCAGACGCAGGACTGGCAGATCGAGCTGAACAACGCCGAGGCGGCCCAGCACGACCTGGAGGCCGCAATCCGGGAAAACGACCAGGCGCTCAAGGGCGAGGACGAGACCATGCAGGGCCTCGGCAACACCGTCGCGGATCTCGCGTCGAAGCTCGGGATCCGGCTGCCGGAGGGCGCGACCAAGGCGCTGAACGGCATGCAGGGGCTTTCCACCGGGACCGTCGCCGCAATGAGCGCCGCCGTCGGCGGCGTGGCTGCGTTGATCAGCGCTGTAAAGGGCCTGCATCAAATGACGGTGGAGGCCGCTGCCGAGGTGGACGAGGTGCTGACCGAGTCCATGATAAGCGGCGTCAGCACCAAGACGCTTCAGGAATGGAGCTACGCTGAGAACCTGATGGACGTGAGCGTCGGAACACTCACCGGGACGCTGACAAAGCTGACCCGAAACATGGCCGAGGCCGACGGCGGAAACCAGGCGCTGGCCGAGAGCTTCGCTAGTCTCGGCGTGTCCATTTTGAACACCGACGGCAACCTGCGCAGCGCGGAGGATGTGTTCTACGACACGATCGACGCACTCGGCGGGGTCGAGAACACCACGCAGCGCGACGCGCTGGCTATGGAGCTGCTGGGGAAATCCGCGCAGGAGCTCAACCCGCTGATCCTGCAGGGGAGCGAGGCGCTGCGGCAGTACGCCCGGCAGGCCGAACAGACCGGCTATGTGCTGGACGAGAGCCAACTCAAAAAGCTCGGCGAGGTCGACGACGCCTACCAGGAGATGCAGCTGCAGATCGACGCGACGAAAAAGCAGCTCGCCGTGGAGTTCGCCCCGGCCTCGAAGGCTGCGATGGAGCTCTACACCAGCCTGGTCAAGACGGCAGGCGACGCGCTGGCCCGCAGCGGCATCATCGATGGCATGGCGAGCCTGCTGCGCACGCTCTCGAGCCTGTTCGGCGGGATGGAGGAGGCCTCGGACAGCACGCTGCCGGCCGTGACGGAGCGTTTCAGCGCGCTGCAGACGGTTCTCGGTGGCCTCGCGCAGTTCTCCGCGCTGGTGGCGGACACGTTCGACGTGATCGCGGGCCTCGCGCCCTGGAACTGGGGGAGCGGACGGCTCTCCACGGCACTCGGCTGGAACAAGAGCAGCGGCCAGCTCAGCAACTGGCAACGCGTCTACATGCAGCAGGAAGGCACGCTCGCGCAGTACGAGTCCTACTACGGCCGCGGGCAGTACAGCTACGACCGGAGCACTAACCGCTACTACGACCGGGAGACGGGCTGGTACACCACCGGAAACCCCTATAATGCCGGGGGCACCGACAACTGGCGCGGCGGACTGACCTGGGTCGGGGAGGCCGGGCCGGAGTTGGCCCTGCTCCCGCGCGGCACGCAGATCCTGAACGCCCAGGACAGCCGCAGAATGGGCGGAGACGTCTATATTGATAAGCTGGTGCTTGACGCATCGACGATTAAACAGCTTAACGATGTGTGGAGCATGGT